GTGTCAGCCCCGATGCCGATATCGCCAGCAACCTCAATCCACCGTGACGCATCCTCAACGCCGACCCCGGTGGCATCAGAGAACTGACCAGCGGCAAGCGCCACCTTCTGGAACTCGGCGACGGCCTTAGCGCCGAAAGTGACCAGCGCAGTCCCAGCAGTTACCGCCAGGGCGGCGGCGTTGGCCTTGATGAATCCCGTGGCAGCGCCGAACCCGGCCTGCATCTTTCCGGCGGCACCATCGGCCTCGGCAATCGAGGTGCGGAAGTTCTTGAGTGACGAAATGGCCTTGTCGGTCGTCGCATCAATGATGACGCTGATCTTGTTCGCCACTTAGGCCACCTCTCGATCAGTCGAAGAACTTGCGGATTGCCTTACCAACCTCGGCCTGGACGACCTGCGGCATCTCGCGCTCAATCAGCTCGAGCGCCTCGCTCGCCGTGTTCTTGCCCGCCGTCTTGCCGTTCCAACGCTTTTGCTTGGCCTTGCTGACGCGGCCCGTCTTGGTCAGCCGTGGACCAACCATGCGAGGCCCGGCAGCCTGGTTGCGGCCAAACTCGGCCACAGTCCACGGCCCAGCGCCCCGGCGCGTCGGGTGAAAGCTGACAGCACCGGGACGCAGATGGTCGTATCGGGTTTCGAGCGGCGCCTTCGGCCAGCCCGAGAACAGGTTGTCGCCGCCGAGGTCGGCCGACGCCGTTTGCTTGGCGAGCGCCTTGGCCCTGACGCCCATCTTGTCGGCGAGCGCCTTGAGCTTGGCGCCCTCGAGCTCGTCGATGAACGGGTTCAGCCGTCGGGCGATGAACGACTCGGGCGTGTCATCCACGATCAGCTCGTCAAGCGAGACACAAAACCGGTTGTCGGGAACGACAAGGTCTTGACCGCAAGCGCACCAACACTGCCGCCGACGATGCTGCCGCCCAGATTCAAGAACCGGAGGACATACGACGGGTTTGTGGCGCTGCGAGCCGCCGACGTTGGCTTGATGTCCATGTAGAGCGTCGCCGTCGAGTTCGCCGACATGATGCCAAGCGTGCCGCCGAGGCCGAAGAGCGCATCGGACAGCGAAGCGGCGTAGTCGTCGTTCAGCGTCAGAGCGACGGTGCCCATCTGAAGGCCCGACGTCTTCTGGCGCCAGCCTGCGCTAGCGAAGTTGGTGTACTCAATCTCGTCGGTCTGAAGCGACAACTCAACCGACGTGATCAGCGCCGAGACGTCAGTCGACGAGGTGATGGTGCCGGTGGCAGTGACGGCCGCACCGGGAGCGGTGCCGGTCCATGCAGTGCCAACAAGGACGGTTGCGGAGGACAGAACAAATGCAGCCATGTGAGCCGCCTTTCAGGGGTTGGGTGGTTGTTGGTCAGTTGACGCCGGCGGCGACAAGGAACGTCATTGACGGCGTGGTGCCGGAGATGGTCCACGCCACTCGGATATGCGTCTCACCGGCAAACGGACCGGCGACCGAAGTAAACTGCGAACCAATCGCCGTGAAAGCGTTCGACGTCAGGCGGGTCGTCGCCGACGAAAAACCGGAGTTGTCGTCGGTCTGAATCGTGAACGTGATCGTCGGTGACGCTGTGCCCGACAAAGCGAGCACATGGAACGTCGCCCAGATTGACTGACCGGTGATCGGTGTCGTGAACGTCGCAGCAGTGCCCGACGCCGTTGCCGTGCGAGCCGCAAGCGGGTGAAGCACCTGGCCGCGCACGGCACGACCATCACCTGCCCAGTCAAGGGTGAATGCGGCGGCGTCACCAATTGACCCCGACAGCGGCGTGCGGGTCGTTGTGCGACCGGCAAACATAAACGCCGGATCGGCGACCGCTGCGCCACCGTTCAGCGGACAGAACGTGACGACGTTCTGCCCGGTGCCGGTGCCCGTGAAGAGCTGGTCGACGCCAGTTGCGCCAACGTCCTGATAGCCGCTCACGTTCAGCGTGTGCGAGTTCATGCCGGGCATGTATTGCCGCCAGCCGTTGGAGTTCAGCGTCGTCATCTCAAGCGAATCGGCGACTGAGTTGAACTGCGCCTGCGAGGCAAACCCGGCAATGTCGAGCGTGTCGACAAGAATTGACATGTTGGCGTTGACGTAGGCAGCCATCAGGCGGATGCTCCGATCTTAGAGATGTTCACCGTCACCGAGAACCGGGCGATGATCGTGTTGGCATCGACCTCAATCGACCCGACGAACACGTCGCAGCCGACGAGGCCGAGCGTGCGGTCGGACTGGATCGCGTCGACGATCGACGAGCCGTTGCCGGTGCCGACCGAGCAGAAGTCATCAAGGCGGATCGCTGCCGATTCGGCCTCGGTGCCGCCAGGGTCGACCGTCACCACGAAGCGCACCGCTGTGAGCCCGGCCGAGCCGAACGACAGGTGGTAGTCGACGTAGTCGGTGGCAGGCTCAATCAGCACCGACGGGCCGTCAACGCCCGGCGGGTAGGCGCGCACCGTGACCTGACGGTCGACGTTGTTGCGGATCGTCGTCGCCAACGCCTCGCGAATCTCCAACAGGGTGAGGCCGCTCACGCCATGCCCCACGACTCGGCCCGCCGGTACGGTGCCAGCAGCGCCGTAACGGTGCCGTTCGCTCGAGCCGAGATGCCGAAGCCGTCGCCCGACACCGCAGCGATGCCGAAGCGGAGGTCACGGTTGGCGAGGACGTCCTTGGCAAGGATCTTGGCCGACTCCATGACCGGCGGCGGGATGGCGTCCCAGCCCCATGTTGCCGTAATCGTGGCGGTCGCCTGGCCGACGTAGGTGCCGGTGTCCCACGACGTGCCGGTCAGCAACCGGATCGTGGTGTAAGGCCATGCCTCGCTGAAGCGGGTCGGAGCGTTCAACGGCTCCAACTGGTAGCCGCTGGCGGCGACCGTGGTGCCGTTGTTCGACACGATCGTCACCGAGGTGCAGTCGTCGATACGGAGCACCTGTTCCGACGTTGGCGCATAGGTGCGGGCTGTTGCCGTCGTGGCGACCACGAACCGCCGCTGGCAGGTGTTGTTGATCCAGTGCACGGCGGCGTCGATCGCTGCACTGATGAGCGCATCGTCATCGGTGGCGATCTCGTTGCGCGCCCACGACTTCAACGCTGCGACGGTCAAGTACTGGGGCATCGGTCAGTCCTTCCAGGCGACGCAGCGCATATCGGCGCCGAGCGTTTCAATCTCTCGGGCGCCGAACCCGGCAGCCGACAGCCACCCGTCAAGGCTGGTGGCGTCGACGTTGCGGTAGAACTCCCACGGCCGAATCGGGCGCTCGTCAATCGCCGAGTGAGCACCACGGCCAGGCCCGGCGCAGGTCATCACAAACCGGCCACCGGGCACAAGGTGCCGGTGGGCGTTGACGATGATGCCGGCGGCGATGTCGTCGTCGACATGCTCAAGCACCTCGGTGCAGACCACGACGTCGAACGAGTTGAACAACACCTCGATCGTTGCGCCGTCGCCGACGATGTCGACATCGGGGCCGTCGACCCAATCCACGCCGACGTAGGTCTCAGCGCCGGCGAACAACGGTCGCACGCTGCCGTTGATGTTGCGGCTCCCAAACTCCAACACTCGGCCGGTGGTGTCGGCGTGACGGCCGACGAAGTCGGTCACGGCCTCATGCATGCCACACCGTCGAATGGTCGGCCCGGTATCCGGGCGGCGGCTCAGGGCTGAAGAAGTAGGCGGCGACGCTGCGGCGCCACCGGTTCGTCGGCACCGGGTGGCCGTGCCACGAACGGTCCGACGTCTCAAAGATCGCCGTGGTGCCAAACTCCGGTGCGATGCTCAGCGCTAGGCCGTCGTCGTCCCACAGTTCAAGGTAGCCGCCGTCGGCTTCGGTCCAGCCGTCGTTCAGGTAGGTCAGCACGTTCAGCCGGCGGTACAGCGACGAGTGCGGCGACCGGTTGAAGTCGGTGTGCACGTCAAGGTAGCCACCGGGTGGGATCAGGTGATACCCGCCACCGACGACCTCCATCGACAAGTCGGCGATGCCAATCAGGTCCGACAGGAAGTCGCCCATCGCGCCGAGCTCGTCGAAGTAGTGCTGCGTCGCCTCGCCCCACATGGCGGGCGGGCCTTCCAGCTTGAGTTCGGCGTCGGAGTTGTACCGCTTCCAGCCGGCAGCGTCGGCGGTCGGGAACTCGGCCACCACTTGGCGCAGCAGGTCGGCGTCGAACAGTGTGCCGACGGCGTGCGGGAATGGTTCAGGCTGCCAGTCCATGTGCCCTCGCTCTCTCGGTCCACGTCGCCTGATCTTGCGTGGCGTAGCTCTGCCCGAGTTCGTAGACCTCGTCGGTCGGTGCGCCGCCGTTAAGCGGGTGGACGTGCTCAACGATCGAGCACAGCGCCGAACGCCACACGCCACGCTGACGAGCGGCGCCGACAAGCTCGTCGTCGACGTACCAGTGGTGATAGCCCTCGTGGCAGACGACGCCAGGGCCATCCCATGATGCGCCGATTGTGTCGACGTAGGTGCGACGCACGAAGAAGTGCGTGGCGTGCTGACCGGTGACAACTCGGCCAGTGAGGAGGTCGTTGGTGCCGACGACGTCAAACCTCTCGGCGTGGCCGAGAGCGTTCGACAACCAGCCGGGGTGGAATCGCACGTCGTCGCCGA